TTTATGGCTTTGGACTCATTCATATGATTGGCGGATTGAGTCGTACGGCAACGGCGGCTCTCCGTCAATTATTAGACGCAGGAACATTATCTAATTTACCCGCAGGATTTAAACAAAGAGGAGTAAGGGTTAGAGATGAAGCATCCCCAATACAACCAGGTGAGTTTAAGGATGTCGACGCACCAGGTGGAAGTCTAAGAGATGCTTTCTTTCCATTACCATACAAAGAGCCATCACAAACATTATTAAATTTATTAGGAATAGTTGTGCAAGCAGGACAAAGATTTGCGGCAATAGCTGACATGCAGGTTGGAGATGCAAATCAAGCGGCAGCTGTTGGTACAACGATAGCTCTTCTTGAAAGAGGATCACGTGTAATGTCTGCTATACACAAAAGATGTTATGCCGCGATGAAAGAAGAATTTAAATTACTTTCAAAAGTGGTGTCACAATATCTACCACCAGAATATCCATATGATGTTGTTGGTGGACAGAGAAATATAAAACAAGCAGACTTTGATGACAGAATAGATGTCGTGCCAGTTGCTGATCCAAATATTTTTTCAATGTCACAAAGAATAACACTTGCACAGACACAATTACAAATAGCAACATCTAATCCACAACTACATAATATGTATCAAATATACAGAAACATGTACGAAGCTATTGGTGTAAAAAATGTTGATGCAGTTTTGCCACCTCCTGCGCCGACAGCTCCAATGGATCCAAGCATGGAACACATAAGTGCCTTGACGGGTAAACCTTTTCAAGCTTTTCCTGGTCAAGATCACAGAGCACATATCACAGCTCACTTAAATTTTATGTCGACAAACATTGTTAGAAATAATCCTGCTGTTATGGCCTCTGTACAAAAAAATATTTTAGAACATATTAGTTTGATGGCACAAGAACAGGTAGAATTAGAGTTTAGAGAACAAATATTACAGATGCAACAGTTACAACAACAAGCTGCAATTGATCCAATGGTGCAACAAAGACTACAATCAATGGCAAATCAGATAGAATCAAGAAAATCTGTGTTAGTTGCAGAAATGACATCAGATTTTATGGAAGAAGAGAAGAAAATTACGTCACAATTTGACTCTGACCCTCTTTTAAAACTAAAATCTAGAGAAGTTGACCTTCGTGCAATGGAAAATGAGCGTAAAAAAGAATATGATAAGGCACAAATAGACATTGCTAAGTCAAGATTAATGCAACAAGGTGATATTGCAGAAGATAAACTTGAACAAAACGAAGATTTAGCTAGGTGTACAACAAGCGCAAGTTATGATAGACGATAATTAATAAAAAGGAGCAAAAAAGCTATGATGAACTATAAAAAACAAAAAATGGTTAGCGTTCCCGAGCCGAAACTAGCAAAAGATCCTAGATCTGCTACAGTTTCTAACGGTGCTGTCAATTATATTGTTCAACCTGAGCAGGTTGCAGTAAGAGGCACAAAAAGAATGCTATCTGACAAGAAAAAAACAGCTAACGTAATATAATTATGTGGTTCAGTGCACTTAAACTTGGCTTAAATGCTGCAACGCACAT